TACAGCACCCTTGAGATCTACTGTTCCGTCAAGTGGAAGTGCTGCCTTCAAAGCATCAGCAAAGTGTTGTCTAGGTCTACGGAATAGCAACGCAATTATACCTGCGTATGCTGCCAAACTTGGGAAGAGCCCTGACAATACATCCCATCCAATCGTCGCAACTCCCTCAGCAAATCCAAGCCAATTATCATTGGGCTTAAGTGGGATTTGTGGGGCTTCTGCCATCACAGCTTCCTTGGGGACTAAAACTATAGTCTTCCCCTCCCAAGCATCTTGTAGTTCTTGCGGGAGACTCTCCACAGGAACCGATCCAACCTCTCCCTTGTAATCAGGGAGAACCCACTCTGAAGTGGTGATAACCTTACCCTCCAAATATGGAGGGTAACCAGCGCATCCGGCAAAAATTAAGACGAATGCTAGAAAGAATCCTAAAATATTTTTATTCATATTATTCATAATCATGCCTCTAAACTTGATTCGTAATCATCATCACTAACATCGTGATTACCCTTTGTTGCCTTAGGGTTTGATACTGGTGCTAGTGATGCCTTCATATTTTCCACAATCTGCTTTCCAGTATCATAGTCTCCCATTTGAATCAGAGCGGAAAGATCTGTTGCTGTTTCCATCCAAGATGCAATCTCAGCGTTGGTTCCAGCGGGACTCTTTTTTGCTCTAACCTTTGAATTATCATATGAGTTATACTCACCGTTCTTTCCAAGATCGACAATGTAATCATTACCGTTCTTGAGATCAATAATCAGTGAATTTTCTGGATCGTCCTCGTCCATATATTCTTGATCGAGGACATCAGCCATAATCTTGGTAAATAGCTTCTTTCCAGTGGAGAAGATCTTCACAGGATCTTGCCCACCTTCTTGGAGTCTACGGTCGATTACATTCATATAATAACGTGGATTTGCTTTGATTTTAGTAGCCATGTCACCGAACTTAGACTTCTTACCCTTTTCAAGTCCAAGATCCTTATGCATCTTCCATAGATCAAAGTAGAACTCACACACTGGGCAGTGTTCGTTTCTGACCTTTCGGCAGTGATAATTACGAGTGTTGCCTTCTACATCCTCATAACGGTGAATTGCAGATTCTGCGTAGAATTCCATCTTATCCTTCTTTCCGGGAAGGATACGAATGACATTCTTACCGGGTTCAAGCTTGAGATACTTCTCAAGTCCACCACCGGAGCTTTGCTTAGTTGTATTTGAAGTATTGATTAATTCTTGATGCTTTTTGCGGAGTTCTTCTAGAGTTGCCATTGTTTTTCCTTTTTTTAGTTATAGTGAGTTTTCTGAAATTATGAGTACAATTTTGTTTCGCTTCTAAGATTCGCAGACATTTGAACAAGCATATCCTTCTTGTGCTCTAACGAGAAGCATAAAGCTTTCAACCATCCGTAAATCTCTTCAACATCGATAAGATTATATCTAGACGTAAGGTACTCTTCTTGCGTCTTGAGATAATCTTCTAAGTATGTAGCTGTCGCCTTAGATCCAGAAGACTTATTGCGACTAAGCTCATCGTTCTTAGTTTTAGCACAATATTGCTCAAATGCAACAGTCATCTTGTCTAAAATTCTTTTAACATAAACTAATAAACCATGATAATGTGCATAAAGTATACTGTGATGAGTAAGGTCATCCTCTAAGTTAGACTTAGAAATAGACAACAAATTTTGGCACATATCGTGATACTGTTCAATAGTTAAATTAAGAACATTATCTTTAGTTAAGTAAACTTTTGATTTCATAGTTTTTGGCCTCTGTATAATAGATCAGTTAGCTCAGGATTCAAGTTCATAAATAAAATTAATCCTGTTGTTAATCTTTCGGTTAACGGCTCATTCTTAATTTTAATTTCTTCTTCGCCATCTAAGCCACATAAATGTAATATACAGTGAAAGATCTCATGAATCAAGGTTTCCCTAGCCCTAGAATCGTCCAGAGTGGCCTCTAGGAAGATCTTTCCTTCGTCTAGGTACGTTACCCCATCACACTTGGTAGCGTCTCTATGCAGGTTTGTAGACAGATATAGGATAAATTTCTTATGTCCTAAGTTTACTGTCTTAATGTTAGAACTCTCAATTAAACGATAAATATGATTTTTATCATTAACCAAGCTAAAATTAACGTCTTTATCTATATTTTTAACATTAACTTTCAAGTTAGCCCCCTGAAGAGTCCTCCATTGGCTCTTGCGACTCTTCCATTCTCAGGTTAACATAATTAACCGAGACCGGAATTAGATAGTGTTGTTTTGAGTCGCGGGCTTTTACTACATAAGCTCTTAATCTACCTTTATCATACTCTTCTTGAGTCTGATTAAGACTGATAGCCCAGTCGGCTGGTCGGATCTTGCCGTAGCTATCGCCAAGTTCGGCATCTGTTATGATAGGAACCTTCTTACCCATACGGTTAGTCTGGGTAGCAGTCCAAACTAAACAATTTTGTTCTACAGCCAAACCTCTTAACTCCTGAGCTATACGTTCCTGAGCTTGATATTCAGCGTCAATATTACGATTGGGACGTAATAATTCAAGATAGTCTACGATAATTACTTCTGGGGAGAAGTTATAATGTAACTTAAGTTGAACAAGTAAGGCTCTAATATCATTAACAGTTAGTTGCCCAGTGGGGAACTCTTTAATAATAAGCTGAGACTTGTCGAACTTATTCTGAAAGATCTTAAGCCTGTCCTTTACCAAACCCTGCTGATCTTTAATCTTACCGTTTGGTACAAGAGTTAGGATTGAGTCGAATCTTTGTGCAATCTTATCCTCAGACATCTCCAAAGAAATGTAAAGGACCTTACGATTCTCCATCAAGGATACTGCTCCTTGGTTGACTAAGTACAAAGACTTTCCGACACCCGGAGGAGCAATGACCATGCATAGCTCCTTAGAGCAATTACCACCTTCTAGATAGTTGCTGCAAGAATCAAACACTGTCTTGTACCTGTTCTTATCCCTCTCGGTATGGAAACGGACAAATCTCTCATCAATATCATTAAAGTATGTTTGACCGATATTGTGAGTTCTGCTTACAAGCAAAGCCTTGCGAACTTCTTCTTCAATAGCAGCCGTATTATCATCTTCAAGATGCTTGATAGACTTCTTGATAGCTTCCTTCACAGCCTGCTTCTTTGCAAACTGCTCTACAAGATCAAGAACATACTCACGATTATCAAGAATAGAATTATCAATGTTGTTGATATCGTAAAGATCATCCTGATAATCTGAGATTGATTGCTTGGCAGGTAAATCCTGCTTGATGTATTCTATTAAAATATCATCTGGTGGAAGCTTCTTGTAAGTATTATAGTAATCCTTAACCTTCTCAAAAATAACTGCATAAGAAGGAAAATCAAAGAACTCTGGCTTGATAAGACTTACAATCTGTGAAAAGAAGTCTTGATCATACTTAACTAAAAATAGAATACCTTTTTGAATTTTATCAGATAATGAGTAAGCCATATTATTTCTTGTAGTCGTTGCAGTAAAATCCGGGTCCGTAAAAATGAACAGGGTTTGCAGTCAGCACACGTTTACCATAACGTTTGCATTTTTTGCATTTAGCTCTAGTGGGGGGTTTGGTCATGGAGCCTTTTACATCCCATTCTATACCACATTTTTCGCATCTAATCAAGTAAAAAGGCATAATTATTGAGGGTGGCGATTTCTAGGACCACGCTTTGCTAATTCTTTGTGTAAATTTTCAGCAGTTTTAATTTTTTGTTGAACATCTTTAGTTTTCCTAGCCAAACCTTGTTTTTCTAAAACTTCAAAATTTGGTTCGTAAACTTTATAATGTTGAAACCCAGTTTCCATTCTTCTTTTTGAAGATTCTATACTGCTTTCATAAAATTCATGAGCTTGTTGTTTGTTATAACCTTTTTCATAAAACTCTCGACCCCTTCTTTTAGTCTTCTCAGTAATTCCACCAATCTTAACACCGATGTCTACGTTGTAAAATCTTTTTGCAGATTTGTGGCATTCAGGACACTTGCGACGAGATGGTGGCTTTTTGCCATTTAAGTGTACCATCTCGTCGAAAACATTATCACACTTTTCACAATAAAACTGATATAAAGGCATACGATATCACCATTATAGATAGGGTAGAAGAGTGGGAGCTTTTAGGCTCCACACTCTCCACCTATCTTACAAACCTCTGCTGTTGCAACTTCTTCTGCTACAGGAGCTTGCATCAATGGCTTGGCGTACTTCTCGATATTTTCCTCAGTTAGAGCAATAGCCTCTAAAGGTTCCATGCCCTTAGAC